TGGTGGGCTGGCTACGGCTCATCGGCCAGCGACGTGCCTCGAGCGATTCGGCACGCGATTCTGATGGTGGTGGGCCACCTCTACGAGCGACGGCTTGCCGCTGACAGCATGGCAAGCAACGAGGTGCCCTTCGGCGTCAAGGCACTCCTCGACTCGCAGAAGTGGGGCAGCTACTCATGATTCGCCCCGGCGAGATGCGTGAACGTGTGACTGTGCAGGTGGCGAGCCAGACGACGAACACGCTCGGCGAGGCGACCTTTACGTGGGCCGACTCGACGACGGTGTGGGCCAGCGTCACCGGCGTCAGTGCAGCCGAGGCACTGCAGAACGGACAGCAGGACTCGACCATCACACACCGGGTGCGTCTGCGGTATCTGTCGGGGCTCACCAGCCGCGACCGGTTCAAGTGGCGAGACCGGACGCTGGCGATTGTGTCGCTGCTCGAGTTTGCGAACCGCAGCGAGCACGTGGCTGTGTGCGAGGAGCAAGTCTGATGGCACGCTTTACTGGTGTAACGGTCGACTTCCCAGAAATCGCTGAGCTGCAACGCCAGCTTCGCAAGTTTCCAAGCAACATTGCAGCGAAGCACCTTGGCTCTGCGATTAGTAAAGCCTGCAAGCCCGGCCAGGACGCACTGAAACGCGAGGTCAGGCAAAACCAAAAAGGGCCGACCGGCAACCTTCTCAGGGCTGTCACAACCAAAGTCGTCACCTACAAACGCACGGGAAACGCCGTTGGCATGGTGGGCTTCACCAAAGCCGGCACCGGCAAGAGTGCCAGTGCCCAAGGGGGCGGCGTCCGCAAAGGCAAAGACCGTGCGTTTCACGCAGGGTTTCTTGAGTTTGGGACTAAACCTCGCCGCACCAAGAAGGGTAGCATCGCATCGAGCTACAACCGCCTCGGGCCGTTTACCCTGAAGAAGACTGCAAAGCGTGGAAAGTTCGCTGGCGTCGTTCGTGTTCAGACCACGCCAAAGTGGCCCAAGGCTTTCTTCAAACGCGCCCCTTCCGGGCAGACAGTAAACCTGGGCCGCACGATGGCCGAGGCTCCAATCAAGACGGCTTTCAGTCAGTCCGTCGGCACGATTCGCTCCCAGCTCAATGCAGAGATGGGGAACGCCATCGAGAAGGCCAGCAAAGACCTCGCACGCAACTTCCCGCCGAAAGGCACCATATGAGCTTCAAATCCCCGGAGGCAGTCCTGCGTTCCGCCCTTATCGGCGACGCTGGCGTGACCGCCCTCATTGGCTCGCGGATTTACCCGCTTCTCGCCCCGGCTTCCACGTCGTTGCCGTTCGTCGTCTGGCGTCGCAGCGGCATCAACCGAGAGCAGACGCTCGGGCCGCCGATGGGCGTTCCACGGGTCAGCGTGGAGTACACCATTTTTGCCACGACCTACTATTCCGCTCGCAACGTCGCTGACGCCATGCGGAAGGCTCTGGATGGGTACGGAGGCACTCTCGACAATACACAGGTGAGGCAAGCCAGCCTCGAGGATGAGTCTGACGACTTGGCGACGCTGGAAGGCTCAGAGACCCCAAACGCCTACAGCGTGACGCAGACATACGACGTCATGTGGCAGGAGACATAGCAGATGGCAACCACGCCTCACGATAGCTCGGGAACGCTGGTGGTGTTTGGCGGCACGACGTTTACGGTGACGTCGTTCACGCTCAACTTATCGGACGTCAGCGGCAACACCGACCGCATCGACGTCAGCCACATCGGGCAGTCGACCGGCTCTACGATCCTCACGGTCAAGCGTCCGCTCGTCGGCTCGGCCACCGGCGAGACTGGCAAGGAAGTGAGCTTCGACTACATCGGCACGACGCAGATTCTCGGCGGCACGACCGGCACATTCACGATCACGGGCGGCACTTCGCTTTCCGGTGCTGCCACTGTCGTCAGCAGCTCGCTCACGCTGGCGGTCAATGACGTCGTGCGAGGCAGCGTGACTATTCGAGTGGCGTGATGCCGGGAGGCCGGCGTGGCAACGTACTCGACGGGCATTACGGCGACGTGGAACGGCGTTGCTTTCTCGGAGGTAACTAACCTGGCGTGGGGCTCGGGCGGCTCTCGCCAGGGACGCTCGACGACCTGGAGCTCCGAGCAAGGCAACGTGTCTGTCACGTGCCTCGGCACGCACAACGTCAGCCGCATTAACTTTGGCACACGTGCTGTGCTGACCATCTCCGGCGGCGGCTCTGACTTGACGAGCTATGCAGCATGGGAGTCGGTGGCAGTGGCACCGGAAATAAACGGCGTCACTCGATACACCGTGACACTTAGGCTCTTGGACGACACCTGATATGGCACTCACAAAAGACCAAATCCTCGCTGCCGACGACATGGGGCTTCTTGAGCTTGAGGTGCCCGAGTGGGGCGGCTCAGTTTTCATTCGTGTCATGACCGTCGGCGAACGCGACAGCTACGAGAACGAGTGGATGGTCAACAAGGCGACCGGCGTTGCCAACTTCCGCAGCAAGTTCCTGCAGCGTGTGCTCTGCAACGAAAAGGGTGAGTTGCTGTTCTCACGTGACGAGGTAGAGAAGCTCGCTGCCAAGAGTGCCCGTGCCATCACTCGCGTGTGGGAAGCGGCGATGAAGCACAACAACCTTTCCGACAGCGACGTCGAGGAGCTCGCAAAAAACTGAACCTGCGGCCTGCCCGGTTGTTCTTGTTCCGGCTGGCCGCAACTCTCGGTTGGAGCGTCAGACAGATATGCGAGAACATGGATTCACGCGAACTGTCAGAGTGGATGGCCGTTCATCGGTTCTTCATGCCGCTCCCCGACTCTTGGCATCAAACCGGAATACTGGCATCTGCTGCGCTGGCTCCGTACAGCCCGAAAGGCAGGCCACCCAAGCCTGCCGATTTCGTTCCTATCGAAACGCCGCCGCAGCATCAGATTCAACTCGATGCTGCCATCGAAGAACTCCGAAGGCAACTAAGGGGTAACTGATGGCAAGCATCGGCTTGAATATGAAGTTCACCGCCAGCACTGGCGGTCTTCAGCAAGGCGTTGCCAATGCAGGCAAGAGCCTGTCTCAGTTATCGTCGATCATCTCTCAGTCGTCGCAGGTCTTTCAGACATTTGCAGGCGATAATGCTGCCGCCGCCGTTGCTCAACAAAAGCTCGCGACCGACACGGCTTTCCTTGCAAGTGCCCTGAAGACGGGGCAGATCAGTGCGAAGCAGTTTGAAGAAGAAGCTGCCGCGCTTGCGACCGAGGCGAATGCGCTTGCTTCTGCATTCACTCAGGGCGCAACTGTTACGGCCCAGTTTCGCACGGAGCAAGAAAAGCAAGCCGATGAGATGGCTCGCCTTCAATCGCTGCTCGATGCCGGTGCGATCTCTCAGGAGACTTACAGCCGCGCGGTCCTTGATGTTAGTGGCGTAACGAAAAGCGTCGCCGAAGCGGAAGCCCAGCGAGCGAAAGTGTTAGCTGATGGTGCTAGCGTCACGCAGAAATACGCAACCGAACAAGAGAGGCAAGCTGCCGAGATGGCTCGCCTTCAATCGTTGCTTGATGCCGGTGCGATCTCTCAAGAGACGTACAGCCGCGCAGTGTACGAGACGAGCGGAGCAGCAAAAGAAGAGGCCGATGCGTTAGCTGCTACAGCAAAGGCGCAGGACAGGGCTGCTGCTATTGTTCGCAAGTCAATGACAGCGGAAGAGCAACATGCAGAGCAGCTTGAAGAACTCAACCAACTCTTCAGCGAAGGCTATCTTGATGCGACGCAATATGGAAAGGCTCAGGAGAGACTCGCACAGCAGTTCAACAAGGTTGAAAAGGAAGTCGAGCAGACAGAATCGACGCTGAAGAAGATGGCTGGCAGCCTTCGTGCTCTCGTCGCAATTGAGGTCGGAAGGATTCTTGTCGATGTCTTCAGCAGCATCGGCAGGACTGTCTCGCAAGCAGTCAGCAGGATCGTTGCTATGACTGATGCGACTGCAAAACTCGCGAAGCAAACAGGCATAGCTGTTGAAGAGCTTCAAGTCTTTCAGTTAGCTGCGCAGATGTCAGGCGTCGACAACCTAGTTGAGCCGATCCGAAAGCTCGGCATCGAGATCGGCAACGCTGCTCAGACCGGCAACATCGAAAAGTTTGAGCGGCTCGGATTGAACTTTCAGCAGTTGTCGGCTCTTGCGCCAGAGGATCAGTTCAAGACAATCGCATCTGCGATCTCGGCGTTGCCGGGACCAGCCGAGCGTGCTGCTGCTGCGGTCGCAATCTTTGGAGAGCAAGGCGTCAAGCTGCTGCCGCTCTTCGAGAGCAATCTTGCAGCGATTGAAGAGAGGATGCAGCGACTCGGTGCCGTTCTGTCTGAGGAGCAGACAGGAGCTATCGAAGAAATGAACGATGCCTTGACGCTCGTGCAGGCTGCATTCGACGGCATCATTGGTCAAGTGACAGCGAACCTCGCGCCGATTGTTACGGCAATGGCAGAAGACCTGTTGACGTTCATCGAAAGCTACGGAGGTCTCGGTGAGGGTACTGGAGGAACTGCGCTCGCGGACTCGATTACAGAGGCACTCTTTGATGGTGCTGAGTATCTTGCTGGCGTATTTGATTATGTCGTGGCTCAACTGAGCGACTGGGGTGTGTCGTTCTCTGGTGCAGTTGAAACAATGGCAGCGGTTTTTGACATCTTTGGCAGAGCAGTCGCGTTTATCGAAGCAGTCTTTCTTGCATATCGCTCTTTCTTTCTGGAATACCTCGCTCTTCTTTCTTCAGCCCTTGAACAAATCATCGGCTTTTTTAGCAGTAGCGCAGCGGAGTTTCTCAACAACTTCTCAGAGGAACTTCGCAGAAATGCGGCACAAGATCGAGAAGGCGCGACGAATGCCAGTCAACGTGCATTCGGCGAGGGTCAGCGAGCATCTGCAGGCCCCGGCATGGCTTCAGGATGGGTTGCCGAAGGCCGTCAGCGATTCGAAAACCGCAACTCACCAGAAGCAGAAGCAGAACGAGAAGCAAAGAGGGCCGAAAGGGCAGCTCAGCGACAGGCTGCAGTGGATGCTGCTAATGCAGCCAAAGAGCAAAAACGAATCGAGGATGAACAGAAACGCGCTGCAGAGGAGCAAAAGAAGATTGAAGAGAGGCGGCTTCAGGACATTGGCCGTCTGAACGAGCAGTACGCCGAAAAGTCCACCGAGATAGAAGCCTCGCGTCTCGACACTTTGTCCCGTGCCAACCAAAACGCCCTCGAAGCCAGCGACATCCGCAGTGGCGGCATCTCGCAGTTCTTGGCTCTGGCAACTGGACGCGAAGACCCGGCCGTCGCCGAGGCTCGTGCTCAGCGTCAGGAGCTCGAGAAGATTGCGGCTGAGATTCGCAAGCTAGGCGGCACCGTCGAACTCGTGGGAGCCGCATAATGGCAGTCAGGTCATTTCGCGAGCTTGCCGGCCGCACGTTCCAGCATCGCTTCGGCGAGTCGCCGACAGCGGAGATTCGCTACGCACTGACGCTTGATGACCCGGCCACATCGCATCAAGAGATGCTCAACTCTGTGGGCATCTTCCACGGGTCGCTTCACCCGGAGTACCTCTACCTCGTCTGCACTGAGGGGAGCGTCAGCGAGAACGACCCCGACCCGTGGCATGCGACCATCACGTATCGCTACGAGGTGCCGCTGCGAGGTACGCAGGAGTTCCAGGCGAACCCGCTGGCACGCCCCGATGTGTGGAGCTTCTCGACAGCCGGGAGCCAGGTGCCAGCACTCACCTACTACAGTGGCAGCGGCAACGGCAGCATCCTTCCGCTGGTCAACGGTGCCGGCGACTTTTTTGAGGGACTGACGACCGACGAGTCGGAGGTGCGAGCGAGCATCAGCGGCAACCGCTCGGCG